ATTTTTTTTCTTATTATAGCATATGTATAAAAATCGTCAAGAGAGTGTAAGACTTGTGCTTCCTATACCAGCAACTGTGAATGTAAGTGTTGAACCAACAACACTTATCTCAATACCGTTGTAAGATTGTGCATACGCATCACCATATATGAATACATCCTCTGTAAATTCAGTTACATCATTTATATAATTTACATCCCCACTATCATAATCTGGAGTAGGGACTCCACCATTCTTGAAGTCGCTCATAATCCACCTGCTAGAGAAGTATATGAACCTAATGCACTCGTTCCAGCAAATACTTTTGCACCCCAACTCACATCTTTAACTCTTATTCTTCCTCTTGGAGCATTGATATAACATTCATTAGACTTCATATCTATTTTATTTGCTTTAACTGAAAAATTTGAACCTGCATTTATTGTTAAATCTCTTGCTGCATCTAACATTATATTAGTGCCTGTAATTCTTACATCACCGTTACTTAATGCAGTTATCCAGACATCACCACTTGAACCAACGATATTTAAACATACACCACCACCTCCAACTTTTTTACCACCGACTATCTCTATACATTGATCATTGTAAATATGAAATAATCCACCTTCTGTCATTCCGTAAGAACTTTGATTTCCATCTTTAGAACTGGCTAACATATTATAAACAATCGGACCACTAAATCCCTCTTGTGGATTATTGCAGTCTAATTTAACGTTAGGAGTAAATGCCTCATAACTTCTCTCTTGCCAATTTTCGTTTGGTTTAGTTCCCATATTTTTTTACCTTTATTTAGTATCCACCTCCATATCCACCGCCTCCTGACGATCCACCCCCACCTGATCCCGAAGACCCACCACCACTAGGAGGACTACTAGCAGGAGGAGTATAAGTTGGTTGAGATGGTTGTTGAGTCGGTGTTTGGTCTGGGATGTCCATTTGAGGAGCTGTTGTAATGCTACTTGTGTCAGGCTGATTTGTTGTAGTGGTGTCGGAAACATTTTCTATTATATCTGGTGATGAAACGGTTGTCACTGATGACATTGTTGCCATCATACCTCTTGAAGTACGACTTTCTTGAGGTGTATCATATATTATAAAATCACTGTCTGAGTGTTTAGCACCTGTCATTTTAACACCATTAGGCATAATGTGAAACGCTCCATAATATGGTTCACCGTTTACAAATCCAACAATACCATCACGGGGTGTAATACAATCTATAACTTGTTTTATTTCTCCCTGATACTCAGGTCTTGGAGTTAGTTGTGCTTTTAATATTGCACCGAAACCTGTAGTGGATTCACCATTAGGTCCAGTTATACTCAAGACTGGAAATTCTGTAACTTCCTTAACATTATTTGTCGCAGGGTTAGGAGGAATAACATTTAGTAATTTTCCATTTGAATCAATAAATTTAGTATAAACATTTCCTTGTTGGTCGGTTATGACATCTTCTTCTTTATATCCTTCACCAGGATTTACAACCACAACGTGATCGACAGTGTAGATATCATCGTTAGTTTCGATTATCGGGTAATTCTCTCCACCATTTACAACGATTATGTCTGTGACTTGACCATAAGTTGGTGATGTCTTATCATAATCTATAACTGCCCTTGCTAATGCTCCATAACCTTGATTACAATTATCAACTATTTCAACAAAAGGTGGTGTTGTATATCCTGAACCCATATTAGTCATCTTAACACCAATTAAACTACCTGTTAATTCTGCAGCGTTATCTCCAACTAAACCACCTAATATCGCTTGACCTACTGCACCCTCACCATCTCCTCCAAAAACATTTACCTTTATACCAGAGCAATTAGTAGGTGTTCCAGTAAAACAGTCACCTAAACCACTTCGATAACCAGGTGTATTTACTAAAGGTGACATAAAATCAAAAGCTCCTAAACTTGATGCTAAACCTCCAATTGCACCAGCGATAGGAGGTATTTCAATATTTGGTAGATTTAAATTTACACCACTTAGTAGGTTGTTTAAAACTCCAGTCCCACTCGCTGCTTCCTTTAATGATTCTGCTGCATTTGCTACACTCATAAGAGATCCTGATAAGTCCTCAATCGACTTAACTGCTATACTTTTTGGACCTTTACCAAGAGTCCATTGATTTGTTTTTTGTCCAATAATTGACGATGCAGATGGTAAATCACAACCACCTAGTGCATCTGATAGACCAAGTAAACCATCTGCCTTATCTCTTAACATACCTCCAATATCGCCAGGAAAAATGTCAGAAACATCACCCAACAGAGGTCCTAATGCTTCATCTATACTACCAATAATACTATTCATTATACCTGCATTAAATTGATCACCTATGCAGTCATTGAAGTTTTGAACATTATCTAACAGTGGTGCTAATAAATTTGAAATATTACCCTCTAACTTATCTGTTACATTTTTCATCATACAGGGAATGGCATTTTCTATATTTAAAATTGAAGGTACTTTTGCCTTCTGAGCTGCAGCTGCTGCTTTTTTTGCAAGTGCAATATTACCTGTTTTCTTTAAAACCTCACCATACTTATCTTTGTATAGTTTATGTAATCCATCATTCATTTTCGGAGCCATCTCTGAAAAAGTTGAAGTTATCATATTTGATGACATACTAGTTGATAAATTCGCAATAGTTTTTGATGCATCACTTAGTATTTGATTTTTCATCATCGGTGTGGCAGCTTTAAAATTTTTAACTGCATTTGAAACTTCACCATTTATCTTATTAACTGCTGATCTTGCTCCACTTGCATCACCTGCAGTGATTGTCATTCCTACAATTGAACTTGCTGATTTTGTAATTTGTCCTGTTGCCTCTTCAATCTTTTTCGCAGTTTCAACATCAACTTGTCTATTAGTTGGACTAGAGAGTTTATTTTGATCACCTGCTTCACTCTGAGCGATGTTATCATTTGGTTTTACTTTACTTGTATATCCCGTAAATGGAGTAAATGGTTGAGAGTATGATTTGTCCTTAGACTTTGCAGCAGCAGGGACTGAACTTGAAAAAACACCGAGTATGACTGGTTGTTGTGCAACATCACCATCTAGAAAAAATCCAAGAACTGTATCTCCTGGTGATATTTTTGGTGGTTTACCCCTTCCTGCTCTACCAGAACCAGCTTCTGGTGACTTCAATACGTGTGCCCAAGGTAATTCTTCATTTTTTAACTCAACATCATCTTCTGGATGATATCCTAAAATTCTTACTTTTACTCTATCTCCCCATCCACCACCATTAATCTGTGAACCTTGTGCTTCTTCTGGTGCCACTTGTCCAACCCACCAGCGAAACCCATCTCTACCTATGAAATTACTTTGCATTAAAGAATTTTCAATCATTTTGCTTTCCTCCCATCAGTATCTCTACAAAGTTGAACTTTAGTGTAAGAACCTTCAGCGTTAAAGAAGTGAGTCAATTTCTTAATCATATACAAACCACTCTGCTCTTGGTCTGGTTCTTTTCTGTCTTCGACATCAATTCTTGGAAACTCACATTCAAGTATATCACCTGCCATCAAATTAGTATTTAAAGGAATCGTCATCGTTAATATTTGAGTAAACAAAGTATTATATCTCATCATTGATTGAGAGTGTATTCTAGCAGGGTCTGCATTACCTAGTTCTGATACTTTTGTATCAGTTGTACCAATATCTAGTATACCACAAACATATCGACTCGGAACTGACGCTAGTGTTCGACTATCTTTATCACTTAAACTTGGTAGAACTACGTCTATATCTGCTCCTAAATTTTCGATTTTACCTGAGTAATCATCTAATTTAAAAATTCTTTGTGATGCTGCTGTATATTCAAAAGTAAGAGGATTCAGATAGATTCTATGACTACAATAGGCACCCCTTTCTAAATTTTCTAATAAATTTTGATTCTTGGATGTTGTAAATTCTAATATTTTAAAATCTTTTGTACCATCGTCACTATCAATAATACCTGGTGCATAAGTATATTTTGTGTCAAAAGGTTCATTTCTTATAAGTGAATCTATAGATTTAAATCTAAACCCCTGTTGAGTTTCAAAGAAAAAATAACCAGCTGTTGCATCTCTTCCAGAAACATTACCTGGCACTGACTTGGATGCCAACATTGTCAAAATTGTAAATGGTTTCCTCATATTTCCATAAAATCCATATGGATTTTCAGTTTCATCAACATCATACAATTTATCAGTACTTAAATAATTTTTACATATATCTTCAACACTATCAGAAATTTTAGTTGTTGGTAGAAATCTCTTTCCAACTCTAATAGTTTCATTTGTTATTGCCTCTCTTGATACTAGTCTAAGAGTAAAAGTTTCTCTTTCAGCATCTATCATCACATTTTCAATTGAACCTACATACATATTTTCTAAAATTAAACCCTCATTACTTGCGGAATTACCAGCAATTTTTATCGTCATTTTCTCACCACCTCTAAGTGGAAGTCCATTATATAATGACTGCATTTTACCATCATCACCTTCAATCACATTACCAGTATTCACAACAACTACCATCGCTGTAATCATTGGAGAATATACATCCTCATAGTAATTAAAACTAACTACACCCGCTTTTATATCAGCAGATTTAGAACCATCTACTGCTTCTATTTCAAATTGTTCGTAAAGTGATTTATCTATTGCAGCCATTATGTGTACTTAAGAGATGATGTGCTTTGCATTTTCATTAACATTTTTTCATCTTGAACTGCTGATGATAGAAGTTCATTTCCACCTCCCCCTCCTGATGGCATAGAGACAGATGGAGAAGACATATCAACTGGTTTTTCCATAATCATCACAGTTCTAGTTGGTTTTCTACTAGTTTTTACATCTACCTCTTTTTTAGTGGGAGTTACAAGTGATGAAAAATTTACTTTTCGACTTCCTCCTTGACCACTTTCAAAGTCAGCATTATATTCCTCAACAGGAGCAAGTGTTGTGCTCTCTCTTGGAGTAACACTCTCATTTATATTTGCAACACTACTGGGTGTACCTAAAAATTGAGACTTACTTCTGTCTCGTCTGTTTTTAGCTCTCTGATTTCTTTTTAAAGATTCATTCTGTTTCTTTTTCAATACCTCTCTTGGATCTTCAACGGATGATGAAGCAGTCGCAGGTGCCGATGTTGCTCCACCTTTCTGTGGTTCTACACCACCAGTATCTGTTTCAACTCCCTCTATATTAACAGCATCAGCATCCATTGTAACAGGTTCCTCACCTTTACTCTCAACTGATTTACCAATATCATTTACAATTCCCTCTATTTCTGTTCTTTCTTGCTCTTGTCCATCAACTGAAATGGGATCAGCTCCTGCATCAGATTCATTAGAAGTCTGTTTACTTTCTTTTTCCTGTTTATTATCCACGTCAAAACCAGGTGGATTTTCTAATCCAAAATTTTCAGGATCTGAAAATAGATTTGCAGACTGTACTAATTCAGTCTGTGTTTTCTGTACATTTGCCTGAGTGCCTTCTAGTTCTTTATCAAGTTTACTTTTGTTATCAAGAAAATCAAAATTTAATAATTTAGAGAGTGTAGCACCAACTATAGAACCAATTCCAAGCACAACATCTTTTACACCATTAACAAATGCACCTAATATACCCCCAACTCTTCTAATATTACCAATTAATTTATTAATACCCATTAAAATTTTTGGAAGATTAGTCGCTGCCCAACCTAATAATAATATTCCTAAAAAGTCTAGTATTCTTCCCAAAAATCCTCTTGTACTTTTAGCAAGCATAGAACCTTGTCTTTTTGAAGTACCTTGAACTGATGATGCCTCAAGCTCATCTTCCCTATCTTTTCTTCTTATATTTTCTTGTCTTCTTCTAAAAAAAATGTTGTCCTGACGAATCAATGTTCTTTTAAATTGATTTGTCTCTCTTAATTGCTGTTGAGCATCCTGTGCACTACTTCTAGCACTTGATAAAGATTCCCTAAATTTGACAACTGTATCTGCTATAGATTTTATACTTAGTGATGATTTAAGAACTGAATTTCTTCTTGAAGATATAGACATTACGCACTAGCTCCATAAGTTGATGTCGCATACATTGTATGAATGTTACTATTATCAAATCCTATTTTAGGTAATCTATTTGCAGATTCATCTGGTGCTGCAGATCCACCACCACCTCCACCAGCACTTCCACCTTCTCCACCTTGAAGTGGGAAAGTGACAACTTGTGGTGCTCCCTCCTCCATATTTGAGATAGATTGTGCAATGTCAGAATTATTCTTACTTCTTGGTGTAATTGATGCAACTAAACTTTCATTTTGTGATGCAATTAATTCTCTATTTTTCTTACCTATCTCAGAAAGATTACCCATCACAGTATTAGTTGATCCACCATCAATAGAAATAGGATTAGCACCTATACTTTCTACCACCTTTTCATCACTGAGAACAACCTCTCCTGTTAAATCAACAGAATCATCTGTTGTTCCTTCATCCTCTTCTTCATTGCCAACTTTAAATCCAAACAGAGCTTTTATGCCTTTAAATATACCTTTAAATGCAGATTCACCAAGGAATCCACCAATAAGTCCACCAATTATAGCACCTGGTGCTGCACCTATACCGCCAACTAGAGCACCTAAAGTTGCTCCTAGTGCTGCACCTGCTTTTGCTCCAGCAAAAAATCCTGCTGCTGCAGCGGCTGCTGCACCCACTCCTTCACCATCTAATAAGTTAAAAACAAATGTGAATAATGGACCACCAACCTTACCTATAAATCTACCACCTTTTCTTATAAAACCTTTAATGCCTTTATCAACAATTGGTTTGAGTCCTTTCGCTGTATTTTGAGCAGTTTGCTCTGCAACTTTTTTAGAGATTGCTTTATCAGGAAACTTTGTATCTAAGAACTTTAAAATTTTACCAAATTGTGTCTTAACAAAACCAGTTCCAGCTATTGCAGCTGGCACTGCCACTGCTCCTACTGCTGCATCTCCAATTGGACCACCTGTAGGAGATATTGCCTTTGCACCTTTTATTAGTAATGTTCCAGCAGCGATACCAGCAGCTATTTTTGCAAATGGAGTTCTAAGAAGTCCACCTCTTGCAATCCTTAATGCACTTGTACTAAGAAAACCTAATCCTGTTAATATACCTTTAAATCCAACAGTTAATGCTGCAATTGTTGCACCTGCAATTATTAATTGTCTTTGAAATGTTGATTTTAGTCTTGTAAATAAATCGAGATTACCATCTGCACCTGCATTAATTACATTGATAAGACTATTTGTTAACCACCCTGCTGTTAAGTAAGCAAAGAAAGATCCAAGATTTGCTAATCCACCCTGTACTTTCTGTGCAACTCTTCTTACTGGTAATGTAAGTGCCTGTTGTATACGTGATTCTATTTGACTTTCTTTTCCTTCTCTTAATCCCTGCTCTGCTAAGATTCTTTCACGATTTTGTTTTGCTGCTTCTCTTTGTCTTACTAAATTATCACTTACTGCTAAATTTTCTTTGATTGCGGCTAACGAACCGTTCAAACCTGCAACTTGAGCATTAATATTTGTTAGTTGTGCTGAAACATTACTAAGTGCTAATGAATTTTGCTGTAGTAATGCAGTTGTTTGAGGGTCTGGTTGAGCTTGTACAGGTGCACGACCACCACCAAAGATATTAGAAGAAACACTTCTTCTGATACCTCTAAGTCCTCCCGCTATTGGTGATTGTAGTCCTTGCTCCTCATCCATTATAGACTATTTTGTTGTTGTTGTGCTTTTAGATTTTCTTCTTCTACATACTGTTGTAATAGTGAAACATAGATTTCTCTCTCCCAAGGCATCATATTTTCTAACTCAGTTAAGCTATATTTATGGTGCTGCATCAAGGCAAAATTTAATTTGTAGTATGACGCAAGATCTTCATGAGCCATACTCACCCGAAAAAATTCTGTAGCCCCTCTAGCACAATCTTGTTTTCTTTTTTAGTATTAGGATTAATCACAGTCACAGTGTGTGATAATTTTGGCATAGTCTCAAAGAACTTCTCAATATTTTTGAATTGTTTTGAATCTAACTGTTCTAAAAAGTCTTTTAATTCTTTTTTAGTACAATCAGCAGAACTCCAAGATTCCTCTTCAGAATATACCTGCTCTATACAAGATGCAATCAAATCGAATGTATCATCAACATTCATATCATCAACACCTCCAGCAAAGTTACTTTTGATGAATTCATTTAATGAAGGATACTTCATTCTTAATGTATAAGTATCATCAAGTTTGATATCAGTTTCGTGATCATCACTTCTTTGAACTTTGATAGAGTCAATATTAATTAAAGTAGGGACTTGTGTTTTTCCATCATCTGGGCAAGTAACCATAACTTCAATATCCTCCCCAACAGATTTACCACGAATATTCAAAAACAAATACTCTATATCAAATGTCGATAATTTATCAACTTTTATACCCTTAGTTAAAATACAGTGTGTGATAACATTTTTGACTGCATTGGCAATCTGTTTTGTATCTTGTGATTCCATTGCAAGAATAAGAATCTTCTCTTCTTTAACTAAAAATGGTCTAAATTTTATTTTTCTGTTTGACGAAGGTAACACCAACTCATAAGTAGGTGTAACAATTTTTGGTAAAGGCATAATAAGTATTACACTTCAGTAAAATTATTTATAGTGGTTTTGTAAACTTATTATAACACAATTATGGATTAATGCCAGGAGGTGTAGTTGGAAAAGTTTGTTTGACTGTAACTGGAGAGAAACCACCTTTTCTCAATTCACCAAATTCTCCTCTTGGATTATCTTGATTTAAATATCTTCCCATTGAACGATATGCAAGAGAGTTTAACTGATCGTCTTTAAGGGATAATCCATCTCTACTTGGATTTCCACGACCAAATCCTAATTCGTTAAATGCTCTTCTTAAATCTCTTGCTAGTGATGATGATTCACCAGAGATATATCTGTCATAACTAAATGATGCTGTAGCTTTTAATACTTGTGAGTTACCGTATTGAACTCTTGTTGAATTTAATGATAGTGGAAATAATCCTATAAATCTATACTCTAAAAATTTTTGGTGATCTCTCTCAAACTTTACTATTGTAGTATCGTTTGATTTGTAATTTTTTGGATAATTCAATTGAAAATAATATGTATCACCACTAGGGTCAACTTGATTACCCCCTGTGATATATTCCATCCAGTGTTCTAAGAATTTAAGAGATTTATATTCATTATCTACATAAAATTCAAAATTGATTTGAGTAAAATTACGTGTATGTGCGAATCTCTCTACGACTCCTTGAAAATCACCAGTTATATTCTGTGATGCCAATGCACTGCCAGGCAATGCAGCATCATAACATAACAGTCCTACATTATCCGCAATGAATCTTGAATCAATACCTTTTCTCCTTAGATGATTTCTTAATCCACTTGGTGGAAGAGAAAATCTAACAAAATAATTTGATGTCTGAGCTACATTCTGCAACTTAGGCAATATATCTGATATTCCTCTTGGTCTTGGTGCTGGCACTCTAAATACTTCTATAGTATAGTTATTTAGATGTCTTATAAGGGAAAATACTATCCATCCTTTCCCAGAAAGTATAAAGGTGATCCAACTAATATAATTTACAGGTCACTATGGGAAAGAAAGTTTATGGTGTATTGTGATAAGAATAGTAAAATTCTTGAATGGGGAAGTGAAGAAATTGCTTTACCATATATTTCACCTCACGACAATCGTGTGCATCGGTATTTCCCTGACTTTTATATCAAAGTACAAGAAAATACAGGAAAAGTAAAAAGATATCTAATTGAAGTGAAACCACTTAAACAAACAACAAAACCAAAAAAACCAAAAAGACAAACTAAAGGTTACATTCGTGAAGCATTTGAGTATGCAAGAAATCAAGCAAAATGGAAAGCAGCAAGAGAATATTGTGCTGACCGAATGTGGGAGTTTAAAGTAATCACAGAAAAAGAATTAGACATATGAGTAGATTAGATCCAGTTATGAAAAATCTCATCGGTACAGAAAGTCCCGATGATTTAGCACAAGAGATACTTGGTGTATTGACTGAAGGAAGTAATGTGCCACAAGCTGGAAACTTCTATGTATTTGTATATAAACCTAAGACACCAGGTATTGCATATGATGAACATCCTCTCGTTGCAGTGACTGAAGTTTTACAGTGGGGATTTAAAGGACTGAACTATCATTGGGGAGAAATGAGACAATACACCTTTCCAGAAGTAGTTGGTGGATTATATCAAGTTGATGAAATGGAACTCAGAGACTTGAGAACTT